CGCGTGATGGACGCCCTGGGCCGGCTCGACTGCCCGGCCCAGGGCGCGGTCGTCACCGTCGTCGAGTGCCAAGCATTCCGCGAAAAGCCGGCCCCCACCCACAACCCACTGGCCATGCAGCACTGGAAAGCCTGCCAGCACTGCCCGCACAACCCCAGCTGCCACGCGCAGGAGAGCCGCCATGCAGACCGCCGCTGAACGCACCCTCAAGGTCCTGACTCCGGCCCTGGCCGGCCGCCTGCAGAGCTTCAACGAAGCCGCCCGCGCCTTGCGCCGCATGGAGGTGCGCCTGCACCACTTCGACCCCACCGGCCACCGCCTGGTCATCGACCCGGACGATGCCCGGCGCCTGCTCAAGCATCAGGTGCTGCAGGGCTTCACCCGCTCGGCCAGCGCCGGCAGCACCAAATACACCGCCCTGTTCATGGGCGTCACCCTCGAATGGCGCGAAGCCATCAGCTACAGCCGCCCCGAAGAATGGGCCACCCGACACTAAGGAGTACCCGCATGACCGCTCAAATGATCCCCGCCGGCTACCGGCAAGACGCCCAGGGCCGCCTGGTGCACGAAAGCATGATCAAGCCCCTCGACATGGAGCGCGACCGCCTGGTGCGGCACCTGGTCGATCGCGCCGGCGAACTCAGCGCCGAGCTGCGCGACTTCAAGGAAGCCGCCTTCGGCGACATCAAGGCCTTCATCGAGATGAGCTTCGAGGAATACGGCGCCCGCGTCGGCGGCAAGAAGGGCAACGTTACCCTGCTCAGCTTCGACGGCCGCTACAAGATCCAGCTCGCCGTGCAGGAAAGCATCGTCCTGGACGAGCGCCTGCAGGCCGCCCGTGCGCTGATCGACGAATGCCTGCGCGACTGGACCGAAGGTGCCCGCCCCGAGGTCGTCACCCTGGTCAACGACGCCTTCCGCACCGACACCAAGGGCGAGATCCGCACCGCCCGCGTTCTGGCCCTGCGCCGCCTGGAGATCGGCGACGGCCGCTGGCAACGCGCGATGAAGGCCATCGGCGAAGCCTGCCAGGTGGTCGGCTCCAAGGAGTACATCCGCGTCTACGAGCGGGACGGCGACAGCGACCAGTACCGCCCCATCAGCCTCGACATCGCGGGGGTGTGACATGCACGCCCGCATCGTCTGCGCGCTGCCCGCGCGCTCGCCGGAGCTGGAGGCCGAGAGCCGCCGGATCGCCGCGGCGACCGAAGCCTTCCTCGCCCGCGGCGGCGAGATCGAGCAGGTCGGCGCCAAGATGCTCGACGGCCCCGAGCCGTTCGTCATTAACCCGCGCCGCACGCCGGTCTATGCCCATCTGTTCGAGCAGGCCGAGCGGACGCCAGCGCCTGCCGTGCCGCAGCCGGTCGCCACACCGCAGCCGGTCGGGCGCATCGCCCAGCCGGCACCAGCAACGCCCAGCCCGGTGGCACTGATCCGCGCCTGGGCCCTGCTCGGCCGCACCCCGAAGGACATGGCCGAGCGCCTGAACATCACCGAAAAACACCTGCGCCAGCTTTGCCGTCAGCACGGCATCGCCTGCCGCCAACGCTAGGAGGCCCCATGGCCGAGTACACCATCACCATCAAAGACGAAGGCGACGGCCTCTCCATCGCCATGGCCGGGCCTGCAAGCAGCGACAGCAAGGCCGCCCAGCTCGCCCAAGGCCTGTTCGGCATTCTGCCGGGCGTGATCTCGACGATCGCCCAGCGCAAGGCAACCCCCTGCGACTGCGAGCAATGCAAGGCCGCGCGCGGCGAACACTCCACCTCCAACAAGACCATCCACTGAGAAGGAACAACCCGATGACCATCACCATGAAAGAGCTGATCGACGCCATCACCCAGGAACTCGGCGCTAGCGGTACGCCGATCAGCAAGACCCAGGTGGACGCAGTGCTCAACCGCTACTCCGTCATCGCCGCACGCACCCTCAAGGCCGGCGGTGACGTACCGCTGCCGGGCCTTGGCAAGCTCAAGCCGGTCCAGCGTGCCGGCCGTACCGGCCGCAACCCTGCCACCGGAGCGGTCATTGAGATCCCGCCCAAGAACACGGTGCGCCTGGCCGTCGGCAAGGGCCTGGACGAAGCAATCAATCGACCCTAAGCGAAACCACCCCGGCCTGGCCGGGGCGGTCTGCCGGGCGTGGTGGCCCGGTACTGATGAGCAGCCGAGGAACTATGCACCTGTTACGCAACCGCGCCGAGTGGGCCGCCTGGGTCGAGCGCCTGGCCGGCATCAGCCTGCGCCCGGCCTACAACGTCCCGCCCGAACCGGCGCACTACCCCTGCTACGGCTACGCCGTGCTGGCGATCGGCCTGGCCGGCTACGAGACCGAGGAGCCGCGCTACCTCTACGCGGCCGATGTCGCCGCCATGGCGATGACCCTCCTGGAGCACGCCGCATGAGCCATGAAACGCCAAACGACCGCAAGCGTCGGCTGGCCCGCGAGCGCCAGATCAATCGCCGCCAGCGCCTCGCCCAGCACCGCCAGGCCATGCAGGCCGAAACCCTCAAGCTGGAGATCTACGGCGGCACCCGCGCCGACCTCGATCTGGTGCGCAGCCGTGGTGGCTTCGAGGAAGACGCCGAAGCGCTGACGCTCGGCATCCGCTACCTGGCCAGGCTGGCCAGGACCGACCCGGCCGGCTTCGCCAAGGCCATGGACCCAAGGAGCACACCGTGAACACCCAAGCCGTCACTCCGCGCCCGCCCAAGCAGCGCAACGTCTGGTACGGCGTTGAGCGCTACTGCCCTCGTTGCGACGAATACTGGCCAGCCGATACGGAGTTCTTCCATTCCCGTCCAGGCGGCCTGCTCGATGCCTGGTGCCGCGCCTGCTCCAACGAGTACCGCCAGCGGAGGAAGGTGCAATGAGCCTCGCCAAGATCCATATCGCCAAGGCCCAGCTCGGCCTGGACGATGACACCTACCGCGCGCTGCTGGCGCGGGTGGCGGGGGTGCGCTCGGCCAAGGACCTCAACCGCCGCCAGGTCGGGCTGGTCATCGCCGAGTTCCAGCGCCTGGGCTGGCAGCCCGCCCCCGCGCGCAAGGCCGGGCGGCAGCCCAAGCCAACGCCCGATCGCAAGGCGTTGATCGGCAAGATCGAGGCGTTTCTGGCCGAGGCCGCGCGGCCTTGGGCCTATGCCGATGCGATGGCCTTGCGGATGTTCAAGGTCGAGCGGGTAGAATGGCTAGATAGTGGCCAGTTGCAACGTCTGGTCGCCGCCTTCGCATACGATGCCGAACGCCACGGGAGACCGACCTAGCCATGCAACTCGACCAGGTGAAAGCCCTCCTGCCCCGGCAGATTCAGGAGCTAGCCGAGGCCATCGGCCTTTCGGCGACCCAACGCCTGGTCGAAGAACTCGGCGGTACCACCTGGACGGTCGCCAAGGGCGTCCGTCGCCTCGGCGTGATCCGCCACGCGGCCCTGGTCGAAGTCATCGGCGAGCGCGCCGCCAACATCATGGTCGAGCGCTGGGCCAACGTGCCGCTCTACATCCCCCGGTGTTCCGCCGCCCTGCGCCGCCTGCGCGATCTGGAGATCAACCGCCAGTTCGAACAAGGCGTGCGCGAAGGCATCAGCGCCAACACCCTGGTCGCCGAGCTGGCCCGCAGCAATGGGCTGTCGGATCGGCGGGTATGGGAGATCCTCAAGCAGCCCGGCCCTGATGCAACTGGCGACCTGTTTCACTGACAGACCAAGACGCTCGAAGCCCCGTTAGCGGGGCTTTTCACATATGGAGGTGTACATGAAAAAGTCCGTAGTTCTTGCTGTCGCGCTTCTTGTGCCTGCACTAGCCTCAGCCGAAATCGAAAGCGTCTACACCGACGCCGAGGCCGCCGTTAAGGCCAAGGAACTACTCCAGGCAGCCAAGGATCTGCGCAACGAAGTCACCGAACTCTGCGTCGCGCGCGCTGTACCAAAGCTCCATCAAGCAGCCAAGCATGCCGATGCAGCAATTGAGCAGTGGCCAGACGACCATCTGAAGTATCGCGCGCTGTTCCCCTACAGCGCCTGCCGGCAGGCGATGATCGACGTACAGGCCTATGCGACCACTTGCGCTGTGGGAGGCTACAAAGGCGAGGCGGCAAAGTATGACCAGAGGCGCTGGCAAGAAGACTCGGCGGCATGCGAAGCAGCCATAGCCAACCCCGACCTTTCACTCAAAGACTTCTGAGCAAAGCCCCGCCCAAGCGGGGCTTTCCGTTTTGAAAGGGGTCAGCAGCTACCATAGAATCGGAGTTCAGCAAGCCCAAAAAATTTCCGCTCGGGCTTGTTGGGTCTTGGAAAAGTGTCGTTATCCTCGGGTATGCCATGTGGCAATCACTTAAGGAAGTCCGCTTATGCTAAGCCCTGCCGCAGAATGCGCCATGTCGCGCATCAGCACCCTGACCCGCTGTCTGGATGCCGTGGGCGATTTGATGATCCCCGAGCAAGACCTGAGCGTCGTCGACCGAGACGGCGTAGCCTGTCTCATCGCATTTCTTGCCAAGGAATACGAAGTCGCTCAGCGAACCTTCAGGCAGGCCATGCAGCCGCAATGAAGTGAAAAGCCCCGCTCCATGCGGGGCTCTTTGTATCTACTGAACCCCCTCAGAATCCCCTGATATCCAGCCGCCACGGAACATGGCGGCATGGATATCGAAGCCCCCAAGCGCCCCCTGCGCCACGCCAGCGACTACGCCCAGGCCATCGTCGATGCCTACCCGGACGTCGCCCGCCAGCGTGAGATCTTCGCCCGCTGCCCGATCGAACTCCGGCCCATCGCGCGGACCATGGCCAAGGACGGCATCGCCCGCATCGAGGCGCGCCGCAATGCCGTCAAGGCGCACCGTGAGCTGCACCGCAAGGCAGCCGCCGCCGACCCGGCGCCGCTGAAGCCGACCCGCCGCATATCCGAACTCAAGCAATCCGCCCCCGAGGTCGGCCGCGCGCGCCTGGCCGAGCTGCGGGCGGCCATCGGCCACAAGGAGTCCGCATGACCCGCCCGAGCCCCCGCGGCATCCGCAACTACAACCCCGGCAACATCGAGCGCAACGGCACCCGCTGGCAGGGCATGGCGCTGGACCAGTCGGGCGACGCCCGCTTCATCGTCTTCAGCCATCCGGCGTGGGGCATCCGCGCCATTGCCCGCACGCTCATCACCTACCAGGACGCCCGCCGCGCCCGCGATGGCAGCCGCATCGACAGCGTGCGCGAGATCATCGAACGCTGGGCGCCGGCGCACGAGAACGACACCGTCGCCTATGCCAAACAGGTCGCCAAAGCGCTCGGCATCGGCCCCGACGACGAGACGGTCGACGTCTACGACTACCCCACCATGCGTGCCCTGGTGCAGGCCATCGTCCGGCATGAAAACGGCCCCGGCCCGCTACCAGGCGGCCACTGGTATGGCGACAAGCTGATCGCCGAAGGCCTCGCCCTGGCCGGCATCCTGGAGGGCGTGCGCCATGGCTGAGTGCAAGCACTGGAGCCGCAGCCGCACGCTGTGGGTCAACGCCATCGCGGCCGGCCTGGTCGCCCTGGAGGCCGGCACCGGCCTGCTGCAGCCGCACCTGCCGGTCAGCCTGTACACCGCGGTGGCCGTCGGCCTGCCGGTGATCAACGCCGTGCTGCGGGTGATGACGCACCAGGCGGTGCGCGCATGATCGCCCGCCTGCTGCGCTTGCTGGACGGCCTCTTTGGTACCCCGCGGCTGTGGGTGCCCAGCTGCCGCTACCTTGTGCCCTTTCCGCCGGAGCGGCCGGGCAAGTCCGGCGTCGCCGCGGCGCGCCGTGCCGCCCGCAAGGCCCGCC